TGATATGAGTATCTATGATTCCATATGTATATACGAATGCCTACCGATGTGGACAAAAACTATGAGAAATGTGACTGATTCGCCATACGGAATAGAAAATGTATTAATGGCAAATATTGCTGACATATTGCGCGCATTGGCTACTGGTATTAGTGGTAGTAAGATGAAAGATAGCGATATGCTTGCTCCAAAACTCACTGGGACTGGTGAGAAAAAGGCTAAAATTAAGAAAGATGGAGAGAAATCAATCATTGAAGGTCTCAAGAGAACTCATAAATGAACAAAAAATGTATATTATTAGATATTTTATGGTATCATATACATGTAAACATAAAAAATGTATAAACTATGTATACATTTTTATCTCATAAAAGGAGAAAAATATTATGGCAGCAGCAACAAATTTTGAGGTACCAGCAGAGGTTGGCGACCTTATTTTACAGAAGACTTTAGATGCCTCTGGGCTTATTAACATGACGAATGTCGAATATATATCAGACAATCGAAACAGAGTTGATTACGATCTGAGTCTAAATGACGCAAAATTTCATAATCCAACCAGCACGGATAAAACCGTGGATCCGGATGGTATTTCTACAGTTTCGGTTGATCTGTATGATTTGTATATCATCAAAACCATACCAGATTACACTCTGGATGCAGCGAGTTCAGTTATTGATGCGCTTAAGACATCAATTCCACTGAAGCTTGCTGAGACTTTACAAAAGTCTGTTTTTGGGTCTGCTGCAATTGCATCATCCCCATTTACTGGATTCGGGACTGCTACTGCTGTAGATACTACAGATCCTGATGAACTTTCTGCGCTTTCAGATAGTGTAGATGGCGTTCCCACGGGTTGGCTTATCAATCGTCAGGCAAAGGCTGATTTGAATAAGGCATACAATTCTGGTGCGAACAGTAATGCACTGCGTGATGGCGTTGCTGATGGAGATTTAGTTGCTGGTGTTCCAGCTTATTTCACTAGCCTCACTCCCGCTCCTACAGTCCTTGCTGGCGTGGTTGGAGATTGGAGTCAGTCAGTTCTCGTGATTGACAGAAATATGACTTTTAATGTCGTTGACTCCTCAACCTCATACGCTATGATGCTTGGAGATACAGCTGCAATTAAGGCCAAAATCAGAGTCGGATTTGCTGTTGCAAATCCAAATGCCTTCAAGGCATTCAAGAAGTTAGATGCTGGCGCTTGAGTTATAGAGAATAACTCAATAAAAAAGAGGAGATATAGTAATGGCAAAATCAAGTTCAGCAGTAACATCAGTACAGGTTGAAGGCCAAGAGGGTCCAGTATACTACAATAAGGATATAACTGCAAATGTTTCATATGATACAGATTTCAGTTCATCTGAATGGCTAGATCTTGGATACGGTTCTACCGATGGGGCATCGATAGAACAAAAAGCTGATTCAACTGATAAAAAAGTATGGGGGTCAAATTTAGGAACAACGTATTCGAATTTCAAAGATACCGCTGTAGTACATGCTGCATCGTATCGTTCAAAAAATACCTTATCGGTATTATTTGGTGAAGGAAATGTTGAATCCACTGACGGAGTTATACATGTAAATGTAAAGTCTAGGCAGGGTACAAAAGGTACATTCGTTATTGTAGGTAGAGATGATGACGGGGGAAAAATGCTATGGGTCTATCGTGGACAGACATCTCCAGAGGTTTCATATGACCTAAAGGAAGATGACATTATATCATACGACCTACTTATCAATGGCATCAGTCAAAGTAATGGATCAACAAGCGAGATGTATCTTTCTGATCCAGAATATGTTCCACCAACAACGAGTGGACAGTAATTGATATGAACGATATGCTGTAATCGATTCTGAGCGTTAAAATGGCACTATTGTGGGTCATCATACGATACGAACCGATAATAGTATCAGAATCGATTACAGCATGTATCAAACACTAGATGTAGTGGTTTATTAGAGTTTCAATCACTACATCTAGTTTTTTATATTTTTTAACGATGATATTGATAATAACATATTAACTAGATATAGTTGTATATATGCTTTTATACAGCTATATCTAGTGGTATCATATATATATATATATATATAAAGGAGAACAAAAAAATGGCTTATGGAGAACAAAAATATTATGCTGATATTAGTGATATAGAAATTAGAATAATGCATGCTATCAGTGATGACAAGATGAGATATGTTGAGGCTATGATATCGGATGCTTCTGCATATATTGACGAATTCGTACAGGAATATGTTGCGTCTGATCCATCGGATACAATAAAAAAAAGGGTGTGTGTAGATCTAGTTGCATCATGGTATTCAACAGCATCAATACCAGCTGGTGCGGAAAGTATTTCTCAGAGCGCTGGTAATGTTAGCCAAAGCGTAAATTTTGGAGCATCAGGTTCGTCATCAGCAAGATCACCTTGGTGGCTCTCTCGTGAACAGAAGAGGATGCTTGGGATGAGAGAAACGTGGGGAAGTATACAAATGATTCCAGAGGGGAGATATATATAATGTCAGTATTGGATAGTAATTGGACATCTGAAGTAAATGATATACGATCGTTTATGGATGAGAATTATGAAGTACCATTAGGTGGTGGTGGATATTCTAGGACTACTCTAGGAACTCAATCTTCTCAGTTAGCATGGGCGCGTATAGGTATAGAAAAATGGTCGATGCGCGTTATACCACAGATTATTACTAGCGGTAATGATGCAAAAACTAACTCAAAAATAATAAATCTGTTATCTCCATATATCAGAAAAGCATGCAAGGATGCAGTTATTTTCGGGAATTCCACAATATTGCTTGATACGGATACGGGAATGATTAGAGTATCAACACCTGAAACCTCTTGCGCGGATATGACTCCATTTGGAAACACGACATTTCAGGAGGAGATAGGTGATATCACAAATATATCATACTATGCCGGTGGAGATGATTATGATTTCATGATATCGTGTGATAATGACAATAACACAACGGATACCAAAATAAAAACATTCAGCATATTTTATGGTGTTGATGGAGCTCATAGATGCGGATCTTCAAGAATTTCACCATCAGTGAGGAATTCCATAAGGGCAGCTAGTAGGAACAAGATTAGAGCTGAAATAGCCTCGAATTTTTATGCTTATCCACAACGTGTAATTAATGGTGCATGGGAAGAGATGGACCCATCAATAATGAGTGGAGCAAAAGCTATGGCTTCAGGAGCAGCAACAATACAGGTGCTTCCAAGAGATCCTGCTACAGGCGAAATGCTTGAATATAAGCAGCTGAATGGCACTGATTTTACGCCATTCATCAACATGCAGACACAACTCGCTACTGAGGTTGCAACTGCACTTGGAATTAATCTTGATGAACTTGGTGTCGTAAAGACCGGATCTGCAACGAGTGCTGATGGGATATATGCATCTCATGAGTCCATATCTGTAGAGATTGAAGCATGGGAGCAAAGTATCACTAAAACATTGCAGGATTTCATTGACGTATACACTGATAGCATGGGATTACCATATGCTACACTCACATGGCGTGAGCCAGCTCAGCCAAGCAAGGCTTCTGCTGCAGATGCTGCAATAAAACTCGTTTCGGCATTCCCAACGCTTGCTGATTCTGTAGCAGTTCTCAAATGGGCTGGTCTACCTCATGACGTCTTACGTGAAATCAGCGCAGAACTGAATCCAGTCATCATAACTGATGATAATGATGGAGGAGGTGATGGCAATGATTGATATTGGTGGATTTTTTGATTCTCAGTCTGATGATTGTGTCATCAAAGAAATGAAAAACCGTGAGTCATGGGAGTCTAGTGATAGCACTATATGCACTATACATGCTATAATATCACTTGGTTCAGCATCGGGCCTTACTAGTAATGGTGATGAATCGTCATTATCATCTAATGCAATGATTTTTTTTGATGATAATGATATCAGGTATGAGGAAAGCATGAGCATATCAGATATAAAAATTGGGTGCATTGTATACATACTCGGTATAGCGTATGAAATAATAGGGATGGATATCCGTGGTGTATTACCTATTGCAGGTGCTACACGGTCTATAACTGCTAGGAGGACAAGATAATGGCAACGAAAAGTTTTGAAAAGTTTTTATTCGATGCAGTCGGTTCAGCTATAGAGGGTATCTCGGCTACTGAACCAGATGAAGGATACAGCATAGGTATCAGCGATATCCAGACAATATCAAAATGGGTTGAAATAGAGGCTTTTACAATTGATATCATCAAAAACTCCAGACAGGATGCATCTGATTTGAGAGATAAAATACTGGACTTTATAGATAGTCTCGTTGATAAGACTCATGGAGTTATGGGATATGATCTAAATTCAATGGTTGTCTCTCGTGATGATCAACCTGGTAGGTGGATATATACAATGAATATTTCAATAACACACCGCCGCGATTTTGAGTGGGGTGAATGATGATGGTATCGGTTATGAGTAGAGAGATGAAAATACGGTTGCTTGCAGTGGCAACAAGCAACAAACAAAAAACTGTTGATGCCGAATTGAAGACGTGGATGCAATCACAAAAAAGCATAAAATTGTCTGAGCTTAAAGCACAGGCAAAATATATACTTATGCAAAATTCAGCAAAGCTTGGTTCATACGAAAGTATGGCTATCATTGCTTCAACATTATTAGAAATACCTGATGGGGATGGAGTTGTTTTCAGAGGTTCGTATGTACAGAATAAACTTGATAACGATATCACAAATGCTATACAAGAAGTAATATCTTCACCAAGTATGGCTGATGCAGGAACTGGTGCACATGCAGTGCTTGCAAGAAGAATAAGTGGAAAGATAGCAACAATACTCGCCACTATTGTAAACGACACGGTATTTTCAACTGTATCATATTATGAGAAGGGAGGTCAACGCGAATTCTATCATGATAAGCAGAAGGTTTTAAAAGATATATCAACAAAAGAAGGGCATTGGAAAAGAGTTGTGAATCCTGGCGCATGTGAATGGTGTTCAGATCCGTCTCGAAATGCTTTTGAACGCCACACAGGGTGCAAATGTGGACACATAAAGGTAGGTGCATGATAATGAGAACAAGAATCAGTGGAAGTATGAGTAAGACATATCTTTCAGAAATAGGGAAGTCAGATGCTGTGAATAGTAGAGTTAGAATGACAGCATTGCAGGCTCAGACAATAGCTGAAGGAATAGCTAACGGAGTTGGGCGTTCAAGACATGCGCATACAAAAATGTCAACATTGGGTCCTGGTATATGGAACTCAACATATATACTACATGCAAATTCCGCTATTGTTAGAAAAAATGCGAAAAATATATTGAATAATGCTGCTTCTAGAGCAGGTGCACGAATGAAGGGAAGGTGAGAAAAATGTCATCGACAGGTTCTTATAAGGTTGCTTTTAGCCCTGATCTAACTAAATTCAAGGGTGTAGGAACAAAAATATCTACAATGGTCGGAGGCGGCTTGACCAAGGCACTCAGCGGTGCTAGCAGCGGTCTAGGTAGTATTAGTAGTGGTTTGAAATCGGTATCAGGTGTATTAGACGGTATCTCGTCAAAGATAACGACTGGAATGACGGTAGGTATAGGTGCTGCAGGTGCCGCCGTGGCATCATTTGTACCACAGGCTATAAAGGCCAGTGATGCAACTGATAGTTTTATCAATACATTAAAATTTGCAGGGCTATCAACTCAGCAGGTAATGCAGATGACTGCTCAAGCTAGGGAATATGCTGATCAGACCGTATATGACCTGAGTGATATCCAATCGATATCTGCACAGCTGGCTGCAAATGGCATCTCAGGTGCTGAAGGTCTAGCTGAGGCGGCAGGAAATCTGAATGCAGTTGCAGGTGGGACAAAAGACACTTATCGTTCAGTTGGTCTTGTTATTACGCAAACAGCTGGTATCGGACATCTAAATACGCAAAACTGGTTGCAGTTAGCAAACGCCATTCCTGGCGCTTCAGGAAAGCTTCAGGATGCATTGAAATCAGCTGGAGCATATACCGGCAATTTCAGTGATGCATTACAGAAAAGCCAAATCTCTGCTACTGAATTCAATGCTGCTATAGAAGAGATTGGTTCGACATCGCAGGCAGTGAGTGCAGCGACATCGACATCAACATTCTCAGGTGCATGGGGAAATCTGGAGGCTACTATAGTAGGTGGTATGAGTGATGCTCTGAACAAGAACAAATCATCATTGACAGGATTCATCAATCAATTAAACGGACCTGCACAACAAGCAACAAAAGTTTTCGGAAATGCACTTACAACTGTTGTTGGTGTACTCAATGGGAGCATAAAGATATCAACTCTTGCTGGACAAGTATGGTCAAATTCAATGTCTAAAATAAATGCTGGTATACAGACGCTGAAAAGTGATTCCCAAGGTGTATTCACATCTATAACGCAACAGATAATGGCATTTATGCAAGGCTCTGTCTCATTCTCTGATATGATTAGTGGAATAGGAGCAACACTGAAAAATGCATTCTCTATGCAGGATGTTGGATTCATCATTATTGCAATAACTGCTGCAATACCTATACTAGCAAAGATTACATCATTTGCAAGTGTCATCACTGGTGCTATGAGTAGAGGTATTGGAATACTAGCAAAGATAGTTCCACTGCTTTCGCCAGTAGTGCTAATAGTAGGTGCTATAGCTGCTGCTATGACAGTATTTCTGACAAGAACAGATCAGGGTAGGCAGATGCTTGCACAGGTAGGTGAAATTTTTGGTCAGATATGGGTTTCAATACAACCAGCACTCGAACAACTCATGACATCATTACAAAACCTTTGGTCTGCATTGCAGCCAGTAATGGCCAATATTATGGAAATAGTGATAGCGATACTACCAGCACTGACACCGATACTGCAAACAATTATTGGTATTATAACGCAAATTGCTGATGTAATATCAGCAGTTATCCCTCAGATCATGGAAGTGCTTACACCTATAGTGGTATGGATCATAAAAACTATGATTCCAATGATAAAGATGTCTTCACAGTATGTGTACAATGTCGTTGAAGGTATTGGTTCTGTAATAAAGAGCTTTGCAGATTTCTTTGTCAAGCTATTCAAAGGTGATATTATAGGAGCAATAAAATCGCTTGCTGGTGCATTTGGTAATATGGGTAAAATTTTCACGAGTCAACTTGATTTCGCTCGTGATGTAGGTAAATACATAATGCAAGGTATATGGAAAGGCATCAGTAATGGTTGGGGTTGGCTTACAGGAAAGTTGAGTCAATTCGTTGATGACTTCATGAAATTCATCAAAGGTCTATTTGGAATAAATTCTCCATCAAAATTGATGGCCAGTGGAGTTGGTGTATGGCTACCTAGAGGAATCGGAGTAGGTATAGATGACTCAACTGATGAACTTCTCGGTAAGGCAGGAAATTTGTCAGATTCCATATCATCAGCCATAAATCCAGATATCGGATTCAATATCAACGGATCGATTGGATCTATGGATTACAGCGATATAGGTAAAAAATCTGGTGGTTATGGTAGTAGTATAACAATAAATCAAGAGGTGAACAAAGCTGACTCGCTAATGGATATCTACATGCAGACAAAAGCGGCAGCAAATGGTTATTTTTCTAGGTCCATAGTTCCACCTATTGAGAGGACAAAGTGATGATATTCGATGATTATATGGTATTACCGCAATCGATTCTGAGAGTCAAAATAACTTTGTTGCGTGTATCCGTACGGAACTAACAGATAATGCGCTCAGAATCGATTACGGAGTATGTCAAACACTAGATATAGTAGTATATATGCTTTTATACCACTATATATAGTATGTGTGTTTTTACAATATAAATAATAATGTATACTACTATATGTAGTAGTAATAGTAGTATATATGCTTTTATACCACTGCATATAGTGGTATCATATATGTATACACGTAAAGGAGAACAAAAAATGGCGGTTTTTACCAGACAGGAGGCATTAGTAGGAGACTCGGCATATAGGGTGATGCTGAGTGGTTCTGACGCGGATTCTACTGCATACACTAACAATGTTATACGTTTGAGAAGTTCAGACATGATGAAAATTACTGGTGTATACACTAGTGGACATACCAGCAAATTCACGCCAACTTCTCGTGGTAGAAGAATTCAGGCAAGCAAGACCAGCACTGCAAGAACGATAGTACTGAATTTCGTTAGTGGAGATTCGAGTGGATTCGAACAGTCAGCAATAAAAGCATTTTTTACATATGATAGAAAAATAACATATACAGACCCAGAGCGGAAAATATCATCAATGAGTCTATGGGTTATAAGTATTGATGATCAGTTTTTCGGTGATGGAAACGATTCGATATCGATAACGTGCACTGCTGAATATGATGATATTAATGCATCACGAGAGGTGGTATTGTATACCTATGAGGGGACGACATGGCCAACGATAAATGTTTCGCTGACGAATCCACTGAGTGTTGATGCGAGCATAAGACTAAAAGTCGGAACAACTGATGGATCAACGATAAAATTCAGAAACTCGAAAATCACTCTGAGTAGCACAGGTGATGATGCCACCTCAACAGGAAGCATAACCTACATATGTGGTATAGATGGTATAGACAATTCATATACTGGTGCTGCGATCACGGTGGATAGTGTAGATGAGATAGTGGCTGGTAAGGCAATTATCGATGTGTCATCAACTCAAAAATTCTTCATAATACCGCCATATGAGACAGCAACGATAACGGCAATAATGACCGATCCATTTCCAATAGACGGTACTGCCAGCATAACAGTATCAGCATACTATACTGCGCCGCAGGGAATGTATGCAAATGGTTTCAGTATAAAGACAGCAGAATAAGGATAGCAAGGAGAAGATATCATGCAGACAGGAAGTAATATAGAATTCTACAATGAGACAAGAACAAGTTTTAGGGCGGCATCGACAACGAAAAATTCGTCCATTGGTGTATACACTGCTACCAGCATAGTATATAATGATATTTTTGGAGAGCCAGCAAGTGCAACGGTAGAATTTGAGTGCCCGACATCGTGGGCACTAGGATGCCTTCCACAGAAGGACAATGTAGACGTATCTCAGAGGGCGCGATATGTATCTATCACTATGCCTGATGGACTGCGGAAGACATTCCTTGTTGATGAAGCCGATATCCAGGAACTTGACTCAGAACAATCATCCGTATCCATTAAAGCATACTCACCAGAATATTGGCTGAGAATAGTTCCATCAACGATAAAAAACGCGAATTCAAAATTCACCACTACTCAGAGGTATTCTGATATTTTGAAAGCTGCACTCAATATGTACTCAATAGGGTATGAGGAAGAAAAAATAGACAGCGTATCGTTCAGAGATATTCCTATACTTGCATATGATAGCGACTATGAGCCTACTGCCGATGAAAAATTGTATTATGGCGTCATCAAACATGACATTGCAACATCTCCTGTAGATGAAAAGCCTGCAGCAATGATAGCATCTACCGATACAATTCCATCATATCCTGAGCCGCAGGGTAGTAAGATTTCAGACATCATGAAGGAATTTCCATATCTACTGAGCACTAGTGGAACTACTCAAGAGGTAGAGTATAGGCAGGATTTCGATATGGTATTGATACCAGCAAATTCACCATATAATGACGGTTGTCTATGGTGGAGATGGGCAATGAGACCAAAAACATCATCGGCGATGTATTTTTCTCGTGCCAATGGAACTATAACAGAAAATTCAAAAATGCATATCTCCTCAAAATCGTCAACATTAGTTTACCTGCCTGATGACGAAACAGGAAATTCTAGAAAAAATGTTGCATCCATAGGTGGCAGTATATACACTGGAGTGTGGAACTCCGTCTCGGCACAGCAGGCTGAAGCCAGTGGTATTTCAGGATCCGATATGACTGATGCTGATGCGACAAAGATAGCAGCTGCAGATGCAGCTGCTCTATCACCTATAACCGTTGATATCACGGCAAACGGCGATAGTATACATGAGATGATACGGCCTGGTATGCAGGCTTTTGTCAGATATGGAGACCAGACAATTAAATTTACTATAGGTGAGGTAGACTATGGTTTCGATGCTGATTCTGGGTGGAGTATAAATGTTCCACTTACAATAAGAAAAAACTCGATATCATATATATATACTCCAACGCCTACAAAGAACGATGATGAGAATTTATTGAATAATCCTGATGTTGAATCTCCTACAATTGATAACACAAATATTCCAGCAGGATACGATCCTTCTATCCCAGGTATATCTAATGATCATACTTCAGATATTCCAGATACTCTAGCAGTAGATCCATATATACCTGATGATATACATAACAGTGATAACAATAAAAATCCTGTAAAAATAATAATCAGCGAATCTATGGGCGATAATGCCGCTCGTGCAGGCTTCATACATACGGTAGATGGCCGCTGGTATGCCATCTACACTAATAAAATCGCAACAATGGAAACCTCATATATGAAACCTGTCGTAAAAAAACTTGATGGCATACCAGCTGATGCAAAATTCGCATCAGCTTGGTCTATAAGCGCTGGACAACAGAATAAAAGTAGTGATAATTATGATTTTGTTTCCACGGCATTCATGGTGAGTAGTAGTGGTAAAACCATGTATAAGGCAAAGATCACTAATGATGACGTTGCCATCACTCAAGGTCTCCTACCTGGTAAGTTCATAAGCATGTACTCAGAAGATAGAAATCTGAACTCAGCATTCTGGGTAATCACAAGCATTGGTAAATATAAAATTACGGATTCGCTTTTCGGTGGTCTTGATTTTGTAAATCCAAATAAACGCAGTCGTAATGATTTCCAGAACGACAACTGGATACGTGGGATAAAATCGGTCATAACTAATGGTGAGCAATATTACATGCTTGCAGAAAATGGATTCTTCAAATACGATTACAATGAACGTTTTAGTGCAAACGCAAATTGTATTATGCCAGCACCTAAAAGATCTCATCCAATAGGTATAATTTCACCAAGTGCGGTAGTATATAGCACTGGTGTATATAAAATTTTAGTTGATAGTGAAGCAGCAACAGGAAAGAAAATAAAAGGAATTTTTGATGGCAACATCATTGGTTTCTCTCCAACGGTTAATTCCGGTATAAGCGATAATGCTATAATATGGACAAAATATTCAGTATATATATGCAACAAAGATTTTGATGTATATAAAGTATTCTCTACTAATAAAGAGACAACAATAAAAAATGTTTATGTTTCACCAGCTGGAAACATGGTAAATTATCCAGACAATCTCTGCATATGTATAGTATATGAAGATGGAGGATACACAACAGTATATGGATCAGACAAAACATGGACACAATGCAAGAATTTTAGAGGAGAAAAGATAACTGCTCTGACAGGATTTTCAATAAATAGGATAACGAATACAAAACCATTGACTGCTGATGATAATATGCTTGAATATACTGGAGTCATGTATGCAACAAATACTGGTATATATGCACCATCTCTGAGCGGTGATAGCAAGCTTCAGGCGGCATTGCCGAATAACGGAATTGTTAAGGTAGCTGGAGAAAAACCATTTTTTGATGGCATAGTCTTAAGTGGTACAACTGCCAATCTAGTTGAAGAGTATGTAGGTGGCAGGAGCATTTGGATATCAAACAATGGAAAAACATGGATTATAGATACTAGTGCTGAGAGTGGCGAGAATATTGCTGCAGCTGATATCAATGAAATCAGCTCTAAAACTGGTTTAGCAACTAATGTTGTAGAAAATGATGGTGAATTCATTATTTTGAGTGATAGAGGAATAATGGATGAGATGGGTGCTAGAAAAGATGCTGGCATCACAATAACAAATCCTTCAGTTGTAAGAGACAGTTATAGTGGAGGTTTCTATGTGAGCTCTGATGAGGATGGATTATGGAAAATTCTACCAGGTATGCAAGGCATATCAGGTGCTCAGAATACCATGATAAGACAGGTGCCTACAAATGGAAAAATAACATATGTAAATCAATATTTCGCATCAGGTGCAGAGGAGGCATGGCTTGGTGAAAGAGCAACATTATATCCTATACTAGATATCAAAGATGGATCATTGATCAATGATCCCATCTGGATCGCTCCAACTATGGGTATAGTTGAATTCAATGAAGATAAAAACCCATACCCTGCAGGTAAGGGCAATGTTGGCATCATACAGAAAAAGTTGCGGCGTGCACCATTGAAGCAGAAATATAATCACATCGAAAACATATGTGGCGATCCAAAATGTTGGTTTGCTAATAGACAATATCCTGGTAACATGAATGGATGGGGTGGTGCAGCTATATTATGGGATGATACAGGAAAATATGCATTCATAGGGACAAAACTCGTTCAAGACAAGCCATTGAACCTGTACCAGGAGTACACTCTACCTGCAGGTGAGGTAGTAGCTGGTGTAGTATATGGATACGGAATCCTGAGCGCAAGCGGAAAAATGTATCTGCTGGATTCAGCTGGAAGCATGACAAATTCTATAATAACTCTTGGAAATGGTGTGAAAGCAACATGGAGAGTAGCTGGAGAAGATATTCAAAATGGAGGACAGATCGTTTTAGGTACAGATAATAAATGGTATCAAATCATGTATTCTGGTGGTACCTATATACTCGGTAGTATAAAAGACATGGGTGGAACCAATATACGATCATTTGCATGGTATGGTGGGACTTCAGCATATGTGGCTGCAGATGATGGAATCTATCAATACGATGGAGCGAATTCTGTAGCAAGTAAAATCATATCTGATGACACTATCAAAGCACTGACTGCACCCGAGAAAATTCATGAGAAGGAATCCTCGGATCAAAAAATCATTGGCGTACTCAAGGGTGACGGGTTTTATGAGCTGGAGAAAGACGATCTCGGACTGCATAAGTATGATGAAATAACCGGTTCTGTATATGATGTCATATGGAACGATTACGATTCAATTCTGATTTCGACAAATGATGGGGTATGGGTGATGGCAGGAGATACCGCACCATATAAGATACAAGATCTTACACTAAAAACTGGGGTAATGTATCCATTTAGAAATGGCAAAATATACGGAATCAGTGATATTAATGTTTTCTCTCAAGCAGTAAAAAGCACGGGCGAGACAGGTATCATAGCTACTGCTACTAATGGTAGTTATAAAGGTGCAGTATGGACTGACAACGGATACAAAATCAACGGCGTGTCATCTATACATTATGGAGCAGATAGTGGACAGGTGAATTATTTTGGTGATGAATCATATGGATACATGCCATCAAAAAACTTTAAAGCGGCTCCGTGGCTGGTGAGCGATGCACCACATGTCCAATATATAATACATCACAAATACGCTGATGATATATATACCGGAGGAATGTATGGAAAATATGGCGCATTTATGGATAATTTCTTTATGCTGCATGGCAGTGAGTATGGAAGCATAGAACAAATTTGGTTTGGTGGAAATAATATAACAGCACTGATACTGACAAAAAATGCATTACTGAGTGTAAATTCTATGTCAAGGAATCCAATAGTAGTAAAACTCATGGATAGAAAATCTTCAGATGATATTAAATTCATAGGTAGAAACGATGGGTCAATATCAGGAGGTTCTTTATTTGCTCCATATATCATGATTAATGGAACATTGAAATATGTGGATTCTGAATTGTATACCGGTACTACTGATCGCTACATGTATACACTGAAAGACATAACTAATTTAACGGGAGAAGTATTGTATGCAAACCCTGCTAAAATTAACTATGACGCTTCATCAACTGGATTCGTAATAACAAATACTGGATTTTGGAGCATAACCAACGCGATCGCTAAAAAAATCACTGGTGTATATACTAACAATGATGGAACTTCCAGCACTAGACAACTTGAGCCGCTTACGAAAAAACCATCAGTGGCTATTGGTCAACTGACATTATTATTCGGTACAAATCCTAGTGGAGAAAGATTTGATGGGTCAATAATCATATCTCGTGCAGAGCAGGACGGAGGCGGTGCCATGATCATGGCACTAAAAGGAGATGGAACATTATTCTCCGTTCTAGAAATATCTGAATTAAGTCATATGGGGGCTGTGAGCACAGATGCTATGTATGGAGAGTCCCATAATAATAAGTCCTATGACAATAATTCAATTCTTGATAACTCTGGAAGCGCTCTTGCTCAGGTAGGTGAGCACGTGTATGCAATAGCACCAAAAAATGATAACAAGTATCTGTCGTATGTGATAGAAGATATAACTAAAAAAATATCTGATGTAGCATCTGACATTATGGTATCATTATAGTGTAGCTAATTCGCTACATAAATGGCCAGGGAAAATCATCTCTGGCCATTTTCCATGTATACTCTTATATACATGTAGACGACATTGGATATTTCACGTGAAATATCAAAATTTTATGGAGGGAAAAATGTTTAATTTTTCTACTAAAGAGAAAGAGTCCATTCTTGTATGGTCAAAATGGATCGCGTTAATAGGATTGCCAGCACTCGCCACACTATGGTTAGCGCTCAGCGGTACATGGGGTGTGGATCCTGTGATTTCACAGAGAATCGCGGCAACGATTACATCTGTAGATGTCTTTCTTGGCACAGTTTTAGGTGTATCTGAGCAGAAAGCCACACGGACGCTCATGACGACAATACAGGCCACACAAAAGGAAATCCTTGCTAACACTAACACTAACACTAATCAGGATGATAACAATGAGAACAAATAATAAGATTTTTTCGGTAATATTCGCTATGCTGATGATTTTAGGTATCGGTATAGCACCAACTACAGCTCATGCTGATAGCAATGTAATGCACGGCATTGATATCTCATCATGGCAGAACGGTATTAACTGCGGATCCATACCTGGTGATTTCATCATTATAAAGGCAACTGAGGGGACTAACTACACATATAACGGTATGCATTCATGTGCAAATGCTGCACTTGCGGCAGGTAAGAAAATTGGTTTTTACCATTTTACATATAATGCGAATTCAGCATCAGCAGAAGCATCTCACTTCTTGAATGCAGTGAAAGCATATAAGGGTAAAGCAATTCTCGTCCTTGATAACGAGACCAATACCAACCCCACATGGGCGCTAACTTGGATGAGAACAGTGAAGGCGTATTCAGGTGTCAACCCAATCATATACCAGAGTGCAGGAACTGTTCGTTATATGAGCGCAGTTGCTGCTGAAAATTATGGATTATGGATAGCTGGATATTATAATGGATATAACCCAGTATACGGATATAATCCATACTCGCTACCATACTCTACAGGTGCATGGAAAAATGCGGCAATGTTCCAATACACCAGCACGGGTAGGATTGTGGGATGGAATGGAAATCTTGATCTCAATGTCTTCTATGGTAGCAGGGGCACATGGGATGCATACGCTAGGAGCATAGGTAGCAGCTCTATGGTAATCCATCATGCAACAGATCCAGTTATACCAAAAAAGGTAATAACTGCAACAAA